TCGGCAACCAGAAGCGGTACACGCTGGATGTCGACTTCCTGATCGTCTACACGAACGCGGGCAACACCGCGATCTGGACGATCGCGCAGGAACTGGAGACGGCGATGGCGACTCCGATCGCGGCGGTATCGGGATCGGGGATCGACCGCGTGACCGCCGTCAAGGTCGCGGGGGGCGTGCCGTCATTTGACGATGACGCTTGGACGATGACGGAGAGGTACAGGCTCACCGCTTGGGACATCTGAGGGCTTCCACATGGCTACCACCTACATCATCGGAAACGACGGCGATGTCTCGCTCGGCTCAGGCATCACGAACAAGATCAAGGTTCGCACCTTCGCGGCGACCCTTGCCCGCAGCGAGAGCGACCTGACGGGCTTCGGCGACAGCGGTCGTCGCCGCCGACTCGGGATGCTCGACCTCACGGGCAGCTTCACGGGTTCTCTGGAGGTCAACGACGCGGGCACGACGAACACCGCCGTGATGTTCAACCAGACGAGCACGACGGCGATCGTCCTCGGCCTGTTCGACGGCACGGCGACGAACGATTGCCGCATCGCGGCGAACTGCATCGTGAACAACTATGCCTTCGCGTCCGACAAGACGCAGGATGTCACGATCACAGCGAACTTCGCGAACGCGGACGGCGCTGCGCCCGTCGTCACTTGGCTTGTGTGATGCATCAAGCGGTTGGACTCTTCGGCCCGAGCGAAAGCGACTGGCTCGTCACGCTCGTCCTGCGCGACGGCACGGTCAGGACGCGACGCGTCTCGCCGGGCACGGTGAGCGAGGAGCACGCGGTTCGGTGCGCGGTGATGTCGGAGCGGGTCGACCTCAAGGGGATCGACGGTTGGAGCATCCGCCGCGTCGGAGACAAGCGCGTGGCCGCGCCTGACGATGCGTTCGCGGAGCTGATGCGGAGGAGGATGCGATGATCAGGCTTTCTGCATGGACGCATGATGTGGACGGGCGGGCGTTCTCGCTGCGCCCGCTGACGGTTCGCGAACGGATCGCCCTCGGCGAGAGCCTCGCGGACGCGATGGCGGCGGACGCGGCGCGGGACGCGCGCGCTGCGGGCATGACGCCCAAGGAGGCGGTCGCGGAGGCGCGCGCGGCCCGCGACGAGGCGAGGCGCGCGAGCGCGCTAGTCATGTCGTGCTTCTCGCTGTCGGGGGCGCTGCGCGTCCTCGACCGCGCGTGCGACGAGAGCGGCGCACTCGTCGCGCTCGTCGAGCCACAGGTCGCCACGGCGCTCGCGCTTGCCGCGCTCGGGATAGACATCGAGGAGCACGAACGGCGGGCCGCGTCGGGAAATCCGTAGGCCCGCTGCCGCCGGAGCCGCCGCGCGACTGGCTCGCGCACGCGCATCTGGTGGCGCGGGCGTGCCCTGGACTCGGCAACCCGCTCGACCTCGTCTGCGGCGAGTTTGAGGCGCATCTGCTGATGGCCGTCAAGGGCCACGGCGAGCGCACCGATGAGGGCGATTGGATGAGACGATATGTGGAGGGACGATGAACGCGGGCGCTATCAATATCTCCGTGGCGGCGACGATGACTCGCTTCAACGAGTCGATGACCGCCGTGAAGACGACCGCCGCGACGAAGGGCGGCGAGGCGGGGAAGGCGTTCAAGGACTCGTTCGACAAGCAGGGCGAGGGGCTCGGCGCGAACTACGCGAAGCAGTTGCAGAACTCGATACGCGGGGCGATCGCGGTCGGTGCGATCTCCCAAGCAATGAAGGTTGCGATCGAGGAGGGCGCGCGTGGCGCGAACTTTACGGACGCGCTCGCTGCTGCAATCAAGTCGGTTCCCGTCATCGGCGCGTTTGCAAGCCTCGCCGAGGCGATGATGGACTACGCGATCGGGACATCCGCTGCGGAGGCCGCGCGCGAAGCGTCCCGCGTAATGGAGGCAGAGGCGCAGAAGTCGCTTGCCGTCGCGGAGGGGCGCGCCAAGCGTCTGGTCGCCGCCGAGTTCGAACTGCGCCGCAACGCGGCGCGCGAGGCGGGAGACGAGCGTCTTGCGATCGACCTTGAGGCGCAGGAGAAGCTCGCCGCGCTTGAGAAGCAGTTCAAGGAGGAAAGCCTTGCGGCGACCCGCGACAGCGAAAGAAAGTTCCTTGCGGAAATCTTTCAGGCCGAGCGCCAACTGATTCAGCAGTCCGCAGCCGCGCGCATCCGAGCGATCGACGAGGCGGCGGAACGCCAGAAGCAAGCCGACGAGGAGCGAATCCGCAAGGAGGCCGAGAAGCAGGCTCGCGAGGACGAGGCTCGGCGCGAGAAGCAGCTCGACCTTCTGAAGCAGGAACTGGCCGAGGTCGAGTCGCAGCGACAGGCGATGAGCGGCGCGGTCGGAAGCATCTCGACGGCGATCGGCGAGTTCAGGTTCGCCGCATACTCCGACAACGAGAAGAAGCAGAACGACCAGGCGCTGCTTGCACAGGTTAGGCAGATCAACGCAAAGGCGGCGGCGCTCGGGGGATTCATCTGATGGCGCAGGAAGTCCACGAACAACTTGAATCGCGGTCGCTCGCGACGAACGGCGGTCGGCTCACGGGCACGCGGGTGTTCGTCGTCTGGGACGACTCAAGCCCGATCACCGAGCCGATCCAGATCGAACTCGGCGCGAACGGAATGCCCGAGGCGGGCGACGCGTTCCCAGGCGAAACGAATGTCTTCGCGCAGACGGTGAGCTACGAGCCGATCCCCGCTTCGCGCAACGCATGGCGCGTCACATGGGGATACCAGTCTGGCGAGTTCGTCGGGCTGCTTCCAAGCGAGGAGGGCTACCTCGGCGTTCATGTCGACTGGATCGCGGAGTTCGCGCTGTTCTACCGAATCCCGCCGGGACTTCTGTTGTTCGACGGAGCGCCGACCGACGCGGACATCGGCGGAAAGTCGATCGACGCGGGCGGGAATCCGCTGAGTGTCGCGGTGAAGCGGTCGAAGCTCGTACTGGAAGAAACGGTTTCCGCGTCCTCAATGGAGACGCGCGCCGAGAGTTTCTTTGACGCGGTCGGCTCGCGCAACGACCGTCCGTTCTACGGAGCGGGAACGGGGAAGCTGCTGTACATCGGAGCGCAGAGCAGCAGGACTTCGGTTTCGCTGTACAGCATCCGCCACGAGTTCCTATACGACCGCTTCTACCACATGCAGCAAGTGCCGCGCATGAATCCGCAGGGACGCGTCGAGCTTGAGGTGACGGCCAACGGCTCCTATGCGGGGTGGGTGCGGTGGATTCAGCCGTTCCAGACCGTCGCCAACTTCAACAGCCTAAGCGAGAACTTCTGATGTCGAGCGAAATCACGATCAACCTCCGTCTCCGCGTGCAGAAGGACTTCCTCGACCATCGGGAAGACCCTGGAACATTCCGCGTCGATATGACGGGCAGCAACGCGACGGGCGGCGTTCAGGCCATCGGTACGAGCGGCGAAGCCCTGAGCGTTACCGATGTCGCAACGCCTGGCTACGCGTACTTCCGAAACCTCGGCCCGACGAACTATGTCGACCTCGGCACAGGAACGACGACCTTCGTCGCGTTCGCGCGGCTCAAGGTCGGCGAGGCCGCGATCATGCGGCTTGGGACGACCGCGCCGACCGCGCGCGCGAACACCGCGCCAGTGAACCTCCAGTACTACATCCTCGCGGACTGAGATGCCGACTCCATTCAAGCGATTCACTGCGGGTCAGATCGGGGAGCTGTCGTTCGACATCCTCAACGATGTCTTCTCGCGCATCGAGGCTCTGGAGCAGCGCGAGGAGCCACAGCCGCGAAACCCGCGCGAGAACGACTTCGACGACATGATCCTCGCGCGGCTCGGCGTGCGCGGCATCAACAACCGCTACGCGTGGACGGAGGTTGCTGCGGCTCCGAACAACCTCAGCTTCCCGTCGATGAGCGGCGGCTTGGTGTCGAATGTGGGGCAAGACCTCTACGCGACGGAGGCCGTCGCGGTCGACGACTCGGTCTATCAGGTCGGCGACATCGTCTTCCTGCTGCCCGCGCGCAAGAGCGACGGTCGCGCGTACATGGCGATCATGCGGCCCGCAGGATCGCGCGTGAGGGTCTTCAAGATCACCGCGTCCACTTCGATACCTGGCCTTCCTGCTGGGAGTCCCGCGTGGAAGTACGATGTGATCCGAAGCGAGGTCACATTCGATCCCGCGACTAACCTGTACCAGTGGACTGACATCGCGGCTCAGGACAACGATGTTACGATCGCGCTCAATGCGGCGGAAACGGTCGGAGACACGGCGACGAACATCGGTCTTGGAACAGTGCTTCCGCCATCGGTGACGGGTTACACGCGACAGCCGATCAAGGTCGGCACGCGGGTTCTCTGCACCGACACGGGCGGCAACACGCTAGTCTTCTCGATGCCGAACGGTTACGCCATCAACTGCGGGAGCTGAGCATGGAACTCGGCCAGACATCGCCAAGCATTGCAGACGCCGGTCTTCCGCTGCCTTCCGTTTCGGCGACTTCGGCGGGCGGCGGCGGCATCGACTCGCGGACATCCACGCTGCCGAACGCCTACAACTCGCGGACATGGCGGTCGTATCCTCGCCGCAAGCTCGCGGGCGCGGTCGCGAAGACGGTGGCGCACCAAATCTACGAGGTTCCGAACGGGTCGAGCGCGGTCGTCGAGGTGCTTTATGTGTCCGCGATCACATCGAACAACACGGACTTTCGGCTGCATCACACGCGCCCAGGCGAGTCGCCGACCACGGCGAACGCGATTTTCTACGATGTGACGACGAACGGCAAGACGACCACGCGCTACGAGGGGCCGCTGTACATGACGAGCGGCGACCGCATCTGGATGAGCGCGGCGAACTCCGATCGAATCACGGTGACGCTCTACGGGGTCGAGGGTTGACACTGGAATCCGTCATCGCGTGCTGCTGCACGCCGCCAGAGATCGAGTGCTGCGCGTTCACAAGCGTGCTCGGTTCGTATGCGTCCTTCGCGCCCCTGTCGGTCAACGCCTTGGACATGGGCGACGGGACATACCTCCAGACGGGACGGCTCAACCCTTTCACACAGCAGATCGTTCCAAGTTCTATCGAACTGCCCGCTTCCCTTCTTACGCAAAGAACAATGCAGCGCGGCATCGCGCCGCAATCGCGGTGCGGGTACAGGTTTGAGCTTTCGACAACCCTCAATGTTGGTTGGGTCGCAACGGGCAGCAACTTCGCGGGATTCCTGTTTCGCGTTCAGGCGAGCAGCGGGGCGACCGTCGCGCAGTACGGCGGCATCGCACGATTCGTGTCGGGCCTGTATCGGATGTCGCATTGGATCTGCCCGTTCAGGTTCAATGCGGGAACATGGCACTACGAGATCGGTCTTGAGGTCGGAGGATTGGCTGTCGGCGCGATCGCGCAGTACCCGAGCAGCGGGTGCCCGAACGGCCTCAACTACGGCGACGGCAACTCGGCGAGCGCCAACGCGTATCGCGGATGCGCGAGGCCGATCCCCGCAGGGGATTCATGGGGCTACATGGCGACAAGCCCGTCCGCGGAGTGGTTCCGCCCGTGGCCGTCCGTCTCCTTGTCGGCGAGCGTCACATGACCGAATGCCACTACCTCCACGAAGGACGCTGCCTTCTCGGCCTGCACGGCGGCGCGCCTTCGCCTGGGGTGTGCTTCTCATGCGACCGCTACGCGGGGCCGATGCGCGGACTCGGAGACATGATCGACGCTGCGACGACCGCGCTGCGGCTCAAGCAGCTTCTCGGCGACTGCGGAGGCTGCGCGGGCAGACGCGCCGCGCTGAACAGGCTCCTCCCCCTGACCGATGAACCGAGCGGAGAAACCTGATGGCACTGACCTACGACGGCACTGGCGGTCTGTTCACGCGGCTCGGCGCGCTCATCTACATGATGGACGCTGTCCGCACGCATCAGGCGAACCTAAAGACGCTCCTCGCCAATGTGCAGGGCGAGTACTCGTCGACGGACGCGTACATGATCGAGGTGCTCGCGGGCAATATCGACCGCCGCATCGCCGAGGCGGGCGGCGTTCTGAACGATGTCCGCGCCGCCGCCGAGCGCACGATCATCGAGATGTGCTTCGCGGAGGCGAACACCTCGGGTGCGGCGAACACGATGCGCTCGCGGCAGATCACCGACGCGCTCGTCTGGCTCATCCGTCAGATGGACGCGGACACCGAGACGGTAGACGGAACGACGATCACGAAGTCGAGCGCGACCTACGGCGCGACGAATGTCGGCAACGGGCGCTTCGTCTACAACTTCGACGCGCCGAACATCCTCTTGGGGTCGACCGCCGACTGGCCGAATGTGCGGTCGGAGACGCTTGAGGCGCGATGCGTGCAGGACGCGGCGAACGGCGCGATCTCGCGGGGCGCGGAGGTCTTTGAGATTCGCGGACAGCCCGCGTACGCGCCGCTCGACTACCGATTCCCTGCGGGCAGCGGCACGCTCACGCGGGTCGTGTCGGTCGCCGCCGCCATCGACGCGGGCGGCATCTACGAGAACCAGCTCACAAACAGCGACTTTGAGGATCAGACATCGAACCTCCCCGACCAGTGGGCCATCGTCACGGGCACGGCGGGCACGCAGTTCCAGACCGAGACGGGAACCTTCTACCGTGGCGCGAAGTCGATCAAGCTGAACGCGGGCAGCGGCGCTTTCGACATAAGGCAGCAACTCGGCGCGTCGGGCGGCACGCTCGGCCGGCTCACGCCCGACAGGCCGTATGTGATCGCGCTCGCGCACAAGATCGACAGCGGCTGCACTGGCGTGATCCGAATCAGCGTGAAGGACGGGTCGGGGAACATCATCGACTCGGGCAACTTCAACAACACGCTGACGCTGACGAGTTCGTCGACATCGTGGACGATCACGAGCGTGACGCTGCGGTCGCCGCGCAACATCCCGCAGGACACCTATCTGCACATCGAGAGCACGACCGCGCTGACGACGGCGGCGGCGTACATCGACGAGGTCATCCTCGCGGAGCTTGTGCCGATCGCGCCAGGCGGTCAGGCGGTCGGCATGATCGCGGGATCGACGGACTGGCGGGCCGACGACAACGGCCGATTTGAGTTCACGAACAACAACGAAGGCGCGTTCGTGAGGGCGTTCGACAGGCTGTTCAACATGTACGGCAAGGGGCTGTCGCTCCCGCAGAACTACAGCGGCACGGAGACGATCGCTGACACGCTCATCGCCTGAGCAACGCAGACTGGATCGCGCCTCGCGCCTGCAAGACGAGCGCGCGCAGCCCGTCGTCTTCCGCCGTGTCGAGCGCGAGCGTGTAGAGGTCGAGCGACTCCCACGACACCTCGTCGATCGCGCGGACTCGCACCGCGTCCCGCTGCATATTCATCCGCCGAATGCATACGAGCGTCGTCTCGACATGGACGCGGACGCGGCGCGATCGGAGTTTGGTCGGAATCTGTTCGGGCATCGTGGTGAATATACAGGCAAATCGCGGAATATCGCGGATTTGTGTTGACTCGTGCGCGGGATGGCCGATGATGCAAGCGGACAAAATGTCCGCTCCGCGCAGGTCGCGCGGCGCAATCGGAGTCAACCCATGCCAGAGTATGACCTGACTTTCCTCGTCGTGGCCGCCGTTGTGTTCGGCCCTGTCCTCCTCGCCTCGCTGTTCGGGAAGGGGGCGCGCGATGAGTGATCTCGTCCACACTCCCGCGCCGAACGCGCAGCTCGACCCGATGACGGTCGCGAAGGTGTTTCGCGCCTCGGGAATGTTCCCCGACATCCAGAGCGAGGCGGCGGCGTGCGCGAAGATCATCATCGGTCGCGGCCTCGGCCTGTCGGACTACGACGCGATGAGCGGTTTGCACATCATCAAGGGGAAGGCCGTCCTCGCCGCGAACCTCATGGCCGCAGCCATCAAGCGCGCGGGCAAGTACGATTACCGATCGGTCGTGAATGAGGAGGAAGCCCGCGTCGAGTTCAGGCAGCGCAAGGACGAGGGCGGGTGGGAGACGATCGGGATTACCTCGTTCACGCTCGACGACGCGAAGCGCGCGGGCCTCGGCGGCGACAACTGGCGCAAGTACCCCAAGGCCATGCTCTTCGCCCGCTGCATCTCGGCGGGGTACAAGCAGCACTGCCCCGACGCTCTCGGCGCGGCCCCCGTCTATGTCGAGGCGCACGGCGAGACGGAGATCGTCGAGGACGCGCCGCCGCCCCGCAAGGCGCTGCCCGCGCCCGCCGCGCCGACCCGCGAGGAGCGCCGCGCGGACACGGAGGCGCTGCTCTCGCCAGTTCCACAGGCCGAGCGCGCGCCCGAGCCGCCCGCGCCCGCCGCGCCCGCGCCGCAGCGCGGCGGGACGCTCACCCTCGTCGCCAAGGCGTGGAGCGCATCGGCGTTCAAGCGCCCCAACGGCACGACAGGTTACCGCGTTGATGTCGACGGCTCCGACCATCCGTTCGCCGTGCTCGACGGCGACCTGATGCACAGCATGGAGGCCGCGAATGCCTTCGGTGACACGATCGAGGTGCGGTGGGAACTCAACGCGCAGGGCAAGCGCGTGATCACGGGGGTGGCCGATGCCTAAGCCAAAGGGGATCAAGCAGCGCCCGCGCAAGCCGAACGGCGACTACTTGGCGACCGATCTCGTCGACCGCCTGTACCACGAATGGCTGATCAGGGACTTCGGCGCGCGGACGCGCGGGGTCGTCTCGACCGCCGACGACTGCAAGATCGAGGCCGCGATCCTGCGCGATGCGCTCGCCGAGATCATGGAGGCGCGAAGCGACCACGCCGCCGCGTCCGTCTGCCGCGAGTTCGGCCCCGCCGTCGCGATGGAGATGCGCGAGCGGAAGGAGGTGGCCAGTGCATGAGCGCGCGTACGAGCCAGGTGCGGAGGCGATCCGCATCGCCCTTGGCATCGAGCAGGAAGACCCGCAAGTCTTCAGGCCGAACACATTCGACGAATCGCTGCGGGTCGCGCGGATCATCCGCGACGACGACGAGCTGACGCGGTCGGTACGCGGGCTTGTCGAGGTCGGCCTCGTACTGGACACGATGCCAGACCACCTACAGCCGCGCCGCGCCGACATGGCGCGTCGGCTCGGGGTGACCGTCCGCACGATCCGCCGCCGCGAACTGCGGTGGGAGGGGATCGACCCCGTGCTGCGCGCCGAACTGGTGCGCCGGGCGATGCGGCTCGTCATCTCCTGCCGCGCCGCCGCGCTGCCGCTCAGGCATCGTCGGCGCTGATCGACCATTCGCGCGGGCGGCGGCGGGGGCGTTCCCCGTCGCCGCCCTTTGCGTTGCAAAGTTGTGTTGCAGTTGTGTTCCATTGCAACACAACTTCCGCAAGTGCCTGTCATGCATGGAGTTTCATCGATTGCATGAAACGCAATTGCAACGCAACTGCAATCACAACTCGCGCAATCGCCTCCGCTGCATATCCACCGATTTGATGCATAGTCGGAAATCCGACCAGTTTCCCCCCTTGACAGATGCGATCCTCCCCCCCTAAAACCCCCCCACCACCACAAGTGGTTTCCACGCGCTGCGCGTGTCCAGTCGATGTCACAGCACAGCGACTCCGAGATATATATATAGCGTTCGCATCGCTTTCCGAAAGGAAGCGATACGGACGCGTATCGCAGTTGTGGTCGCGTTTTCACGCACAAACGAAAGGGAACACACGATGACGAAAGAGGAACTCACGCAGCTCCGTGGCCGCGCCGCCTCGCTGTTTGGCAAGGGAGACGACGATCCCGAGATCGCGCGGCTATGGATGGCGCACTGCCAAGGACTCGACTTCACGCGCGCGATGTCCGCGCTGAACGAGTACGCGCTGAACCACGGTGGCCGGGAGAGCCGCTTCATCACGGGCCGATTCATGAAGTTCTACGAGGCGCAGCCCGAGCCGCGTCGCGTCGTGCTCGTCGACCGCCAAGCGAAGGCCAAGGAGGCCGCGCTCAAGGATGCGCAGCGCGCCGAGCGCGCGCACGCCATCGCCGAGGAGCGCGAGGCCGACCGCCGCTTGGTGATGACGAGCAACCCGCTCCTTGTCGGCGAGGCCGTCGACCAGTTGGTCGGGTGGGGCGCGCCCCGCCCGCCGAGCCACCCCGAGCACTGGCCGTACCCGTGGATCGTCGCGGTGTCCGACCTCCTGCGCGGCGGGACGCGCGCCGCGCCGACCGCGAACGGCTACTACGAGCAGACCCGCGACGAGCACGGCCAGTGGGTCGACGACCTGTCGCGCCCGCTGAACCCCGTGCCTGTCGCCGAGTTCTGGTGTCGGTGGGGCGCGGCGGGCTTGGCCGCGCGCGGCCTACTGGCTGCGGGGAAGCCCGCCTGAGCCGTCCGAGCGCCGAGGCAGGGTGTCGGGAGGGGTCGAGCGCCCCCCGCCTCAGACGCGATCGTAGGCGGTTTGCCGTGTAGCCAGTGCCGATAACTACGATTTGCAGTAAATCGGAGAAATATACAAGCAATCGGTTGCATTGCGCCGATAGTGGTAGTACAGTCATGTCGTGCAGCAGGTCGCTGCACCGAACCAAAGGAGTCAGCCATGCAGACAATCGAAGCAGCCGAGTCCGCACTCGCCAGCGCCTACCGCTCTGGCCCTCGCACCCGTGATGTCGTGAGCGCCCGCGTGGTGCTTGCGCGGCTTGTCGCCGAGCGCGAGTCGATCAGCCGCGCCTGTGGCGCGGCGTGGACGCTCGCGCGAATCCGCGCCGTGACCCGCGAGACGACGGACGCGCTCGCCGCCGAGGCCCGCGCCGAGATCGGAGGTGGCGCGTGAGCGACCGCACCATCGAGATCACCGTCACCGAGGCGACCGCGTACGACATCTGGCGCGGGCTGACCGACCGCCGCGAGGTGGCCCGCGAGGAACTCGCCAAGCGCCGCAGCTCGTACAACCGAGCGACGAGGCCCGCGCAGCGCAGCGCCACCGAGCACGCGCTGTCCGAGCAGGTCGACCTCGTCGACTCGCTGACCGAGCAGATTGAGGCCATCGAGCAAGCCGTCGCGAACGGGCCGTTCCGCATCCACCTTGAGTCCGTGTGGTCGATCGCGATGGGGTGGCCCGTCGATCGCATCCTCGACGCGGACTGGGAGCGGCACTACCCGCTCGTCCACCTCGCGCAGCGGGACGGAAAGGTCGTGATGCTCTTCGACGAGGTCATGGAATGCACCGACGACCTTGCGTCGGCATTCGCGGACGGGCTGTGGGGCGGCCTAAGCCGCGTCGACGGCCAGTGGCAGCATTGCGACCTTGAGGACGGCCCCGAGGTCATCATTGATGCGCTCTACGAGCGGGCGGAACTTCTCCGTCTGAACAGCCAGATCGCGGCCACGCGGGCCGCGAGGAATGGAGGTGCGAAGTGAGCCAGACTCTTCTCGACATCACGGCAGACATGGAGTCCCTCGACGCGCTCCTTGCGGCGGCGGGCGGCGAGATCACGCCCGAGACGGAAGCGACGATCGACGCGTGGTTCGCGGAGAACGAGGCCGCGCTCGCCGACAAGGTGGACGGCTACTGCCGCCTCATCTCGGAGATGGAGGCCCGCGCCGAGGTGCGCAAGGCCGAGGCCAAGCGCCTCGCCGAGCGGGCCAAGGTCGACGAGAACGCCGCCGCCGCGCTGCGCGAGCGGCTGCGGTGGCACTGGGAGGCGAAGAACCTGGGCAAGATTCAGACCACGCGCTACACCGTCAGCCTCGCGAAGGTCGGCGGCGCGCAGAAGCTCGACCTCCGCGCGGGCGTGGAGGACTTGCCCGCTTGGGCCGTGGTGACGGAAGTCGTGGCCAAGGCGAATACGGACGCGATCCGCAAGCGTTTGGAGGCGGGCGAGGCGCTCGGCTTCGCCTCGCTCATGGAGCGCGGGACGAGGATCAGCATCCGATGAGCAGCACACCCCGCAAGCCGTACTTCGACTCCCGCGTCCGCGAGGGACTGCGCGGGCTGATCCCGCGCATGGAGCCTCTCGATGTCGCGCAGTGGGAGGCGGCGCGGTGGTGCGCCGACATGGTGGACTGGTACGATGCGAAGCAGCGGCAGCGCCAGGACGGCGCGGCGGTCGACTCCACCGCAGCCGCGCCGTGCGGCGAGGGGGGGCGCAAGCCCCTCCCGTCGCGCGGAGGAACGGAGCAAGCACAACAAGAAAGCGAAGGGAACACATGACGACCGAAAGTCCGACGATGCGCTTGTACTCCGAGTCTGGCGGGAATCCAGACGAGGCCGTTCGCTGCGCTCACTGCGGGAGCGTCCACACTCACCCGACCAATGCGCCGTGGCTTTGCGCTGTCGGCAGCATCACGATGAAGGATTCGGTCTGGTCGCGGTTCTGCTGCTATCTCGGCTGCGAGAACTGCCCAGGGATCACGGGCGTGCACATGATGTTTCACAAGGGCAGCACTTGGGTGCACACCGAAAGGATGCAGTCGCGATGACCGACACCGACGAGATCGCGCGGCTCCGCGCGTTGTGGTGCGAGGAGAAGAGCAAGGCCATGACCTTCCACGCGGAGATCGAACGCCTCCGCGCCGAGGTCGACGCGCTCAAGGCCGAGGTAGTACAGCGCTCCGAGACGGTCGCGTCGCTCCTCCACAGAATCGCGCTCATCCGCGAGGCGGCGGGATGCGAGGGCGTGATGCTCGGTGACTTGCCGAGGGAGGTCGCCACGCTCAAGGCCGAGCGCGACGAGGCGTTCAAGAGCGCGATCAATACTGCGCTTAGGGTCGATGATCCCCAGCCCGACCCGCTCGCGGAGATGTGGCGCGAGTTGAGCGAGTACCAAGAGCAAGCCGACCGCGACGGACACGGGGAGTCGTGGGCCGCGATGTGCCGCGATCGGACGGCCACCGCAGCATGGAGCGCCTATGGGGCAGTCTCGGGGCCATACTCGGTCGAATCAGCGCCGCTATGGGCGAGCCGCGCGGCGGCGAATGCGGCTCGCGCGGAAAACGCGGGTAACTACGCTCAGGACGCCATCGACGAGATCCGCCGCGCGAAGGAGGTGCAGCGATGAGCGACACACCGAGGACGGACGCGGCGGCGCGCGTGGGCTTCATCGAGCAAGACATGCTCCGCTCCGTGTTTGTCGTGCCGCTGAAGGTGGCCGAGGAACTGGAGCGCGAGGTCGCCGACCTCAAGTCGCGCCTCGACACCGCGTGGGGCGATGTCGGCGCGATGCAGAAGGTCATCGACAGGCTGACCGCCGAGCGCGACGATGCAAGACTGCTGTTCTGCATGAATCATCCGTTGGTGGTGTCTGGCGACAACGAGGCGCGAGCAGTCGCAAGTCGGCATGGCTGGGACTGCTTCAAGGAGGTGCAGCCGTGAACGGCTACGATCCGAACGAAGAGACGATCGCCTCGCTCCTGCACACCATCGCGCTCATCCGCGAGGCGTCGGGATTGGAAGGGGTGATGCTTGGCGACTTGCCGCGGGAGATCGCCGCGCTCAAGGCCGAGCGCGACGAGGCGCGGCGGTCTGCCTGTATTTTCAAGGCGAGGTACATGGACACCCGCATCGGATTTTCCCCGATGACGGAAGACGAGGCCAACGCAGAGGCAAGGCGAATCGCAGCGCGAATGCGCTGGGACTGCTTCGACGCGAAGGAGGGGAAGCCGTGAGCGGCATACCACAACCTATCCCATGCTTCGGCGGGCCGCTGGACGGAGAGGACGCGCCCCAATGGGTCGAGCGCGACTTCTTTGACATCGCCTACCCAATTGAAAACTTTGACCGTACACATTCGCACGGAGTGGTTGAGATCGACACCAAGATCAACCGTGGACGCTACACCCTTGAGCGATTCGTGCGCCGCGAGTGGAGCGAGAGATACCCGACCGAGCAGGAGATGCGCAAGTGGGAAAGGGACATGGATGAATGGGCAAAGCCAACAGACGAACTTTCGGGCTTTGTGTGGCTTGCGCGATTGCTGTACGGCAGGGGGGAATCGCCGCCGTTGCCGCGCAAGAGGTTTATCGTTCGTGACCGAACCGCGTTCGCGTTTTGCTGGGAGGTCGCGGTTCACGGTATGACGATGCGCCCTGAATGGGAGGCGCGGCTCAGGTTCGATGATCCGCCGTGGCAGATTGATCGAGAGCGAGAGGCGAAGGAGGCGCAGCGATGAGCGACACACCGAGGACGGACGCGATGCAGGGCCATCCGCTCATCGCCCATGTGCCAGTGCATTTTGCCCGCGAGCTTGAGCGCGAACTCAACTCTGCGACCGCCGACCTCGTCGTGATGCAAGCGCGGGTCGCGGCGATGCAGCGCTGCATCGACGAGAGGACCGCCGAGCGCGACGAGGCGCGGCGGAAGGTCAAGGCCATCGAGGCCATGGGCTACGATTGGCGATGGACATTGTCGATTGACGCGGACGGCGAACAGATCGGCGTGTGGTTCATGCGAGATGAGGTGCAGCCGTGATGTACCTCTGCGGCCTAGACGGCGACGATGAGCCCACCGCGATCAACCTCGCGCACGCGCGGAGCATCGTCTTTGTCCGCGACGAGGACGGCGACACCCTGCTCGTCGAGTGGAGCGACAGCGAGACGAGCCGCTCGGTCGCGGCAAAGGACGCGATGCTTGCCGAGGGCACGATGCTCCTGCCGACGCTGCGGCATCTCGCGGAGAAGGCGAGGGGCGCGTGTTCTTGAGCTACCTGTTCTCGTCCAATCCATCGCGAACGCCGCTCCCGCCGTCGCGCCCGCGCTGCGAAACAGCCGACGAGCCGTACCTCGCGGGGTACGAAGATCGCATGGCGGGGAAGGGCATGGATGTCCATGCGGGCGTGTACATGACGGCGTGCCAGTGCGTCCGATGCAGCGAGTACCGCGCGGGATGGCACGCGGCGCACGAAGACCGTATCGGCGATCTCGACAAGGCGCGCAAGCGTGCGCGGAAACTGGCGCGCAAGAAGGCGAGGGGCGCGTGATCGTTCAGCGCAGCATCGTCATCACGCTGCCGATCCCGCGCCGCGAGCTGTCGCCGAACGCGCGCTGCCACTGGCACGCCAAGCGCCGCGCCGTCAAGGCCGCTCGCGAGGTCGCGCGATGGACAACCACGATCGCTGGGGGCGCGTGCCTCATGCTCACGGCGGCGCGGATCGACATCCGCGCCTTCCACGCGACCGACAGGCGGCGCGACCGAGACAACCTGATTGCGTCGTGCAAGCCGTACTTCGACGGCCTCGCCGACGCGGGGCTGATCGCCAACGACTCAGGATTCACGCTCGGCCCCGTCGTGTTCGGGGTCGACAAGGAAGAGCCACGCATCGAACTGGAGGTGTCATGGGAGACACGGGATACGGCGGATTCGCCAGGTCGTTCCGCAAAGGCGAGTCCGTCGCCTTCTCGATCGGCGGCAAGGAGATCGGCACGGTCATCGTGAAGCGGGTCGGCGCGAAGCCGACGCTCGTCTTCTCATTCATCACGGCGGTCAGGATCGACCGCCCCGCAAAGGAGTCAGAATGCCAGACCCAGACGAATACAACGCAATCGACGCGCTCGACCGCATCCTTTACGGCCTCGCGGGCGCGGGCATCGCGACGATCCTCCTCGCCATCGGCTACGCAATCGGGAGGTATTGGTGATGCGATTCGTGAATGACCCTCTCATGCGCTCTCCCGTGCCGCAGCCGATCGGCGGGCTGTTCGCGCAGACGCACGCGCGGGCGACCGACCCGCCGACGAGCAAGCGCGCAGCCGACGCGCTCGACCCGCGCAGCCTTCTGTACCGCCTTGCGCGGGTGTACGAGGCGGCGGGCGCGGCGGGGCTGACGGACGAGGAAGCCGCCGCGCAGGCGGGCATCCCGACCGCGTGGAAGCGGTGCAGCGACCTGAGGCGGCTCGGGTGGATCAAGACGACAGGCGCGACCCGCGTTGGGTCGAGCGGGCGCGACCAGATGGTGTGTGTTTGGATGGAGGTGGCGGCATGACACCCGAGCAGATCAAGGAAGCCCGCGAGCAGCTCGACGAACTGGAGGCGGGGATCGCCGCGCTGCCAGACGGCGAGAAGACGCGGCTGTCGGTCGGCGACCTTCGGAAGGTCTGCCGCCTCTTCGCGCTCGTCGCGGACGACGCGCGTATGACCGCCGAGGAGAACGCCGCGCTCAAGACGACCGTCGAGGTCGCGGACAAGCTCCTGCAACAGCGGGACGCGATCATGGTCGGAAAGGAGCCGCTCCTGTGAAGCCGTTCCTGAAGTTCCTCACGGGCGTTCTGACGCTCGTCTTCCTGATCGGGTTCCTCCTAGCGCTCGTCGGCGGAAGCCCCGCCGCCGTGCCGTGCATTCTTGCCGCCATGCTGTGCGGCGGATTGCGTGCGCTGCTGTCCGTGGATAGGCTGTTCTAGGTATTCCCTTTTGCGGCAGACCGCCCCGCCTTGCTCGGGGCGGTTTGCTTTTTGTGCACGCCGAACCGAAGCGTCGATCAAGCCGATGCCTACGGCATGAACGCGAGACTCGGAGCGAAGACCTCTGCGGGCGTGACGGTCGTCGAGATCGACCTGAAGCCGAGCGAATGCCAGTGGTTCCTGCTTCGTTCCGACGCGCACCACGACAGCACGGCGGCGGATCAAGCGATGGAGGAGCGTCACCTCAAGGAGGCCGTCGCGCGGGACGCGCTCATCTGCGACTGCGGCGATCTGTTCGACTGCATGAACGGGCGCTACGACAAGCGCGCCGACCGCGAGCACCTTCGCCCCGAGTATCAGCACGGGCCGTACATGAACCGCCTCGTCGATGTCGCGTTCGATCGGTATCTGCCGTACGCGGACAGGTGGGTACTCATGTCCCCCGGCAACCATGAGACTGCGGTCGCGAAGCACAACGACTTCGACCTGACGCAGCAGCTCTACTCGCGGCTTAAGCCGCACGCGCCGCTCCTCAACCTCGGCAAGTACCAAGGGTTTATCCGCATTCATGTCACGCGCAACAACCGCATCACCCGCTGCGGGTCGATCGCGATCGCCTATCACCACGGCTTCGGCGGCAGCGCGCCCGTCACGCGAGGCGTGATCCAGACGAACCGCATGGCGATCTCGTACCCCGACGCGGACATTGTGTGGTCGGGCCACACGCATACGGAGTTCTACCTGTCGATCGCGCGGCTGCGGCTCATCCAAGACGCGGTCGTCCGCGACGAGCAGATTCACATCCGCTCCCCAGGCTACAAGGAGGACACCTCTTCGGGCAGCGGCTGGGCCGTCGAGAAGGGATTCATGCCGCAGTCGCTCGGCGCGTGGTGGCTGAAGGTGTGGATCGAGAGCCAGTCGGGCCGCGACAAGGCGCAGCGGTACATCATCCACCACTCACTGGAGGCCGCGAAATGAGCGACGAAGCCGCCAAGCCCGACGAGCCGACGAAGCCCGCGCGGAAGTCCGCGCCCGACGCGGAGAAGATCGAGGCGGGGATCGTCGCGCAGCTCGCCCGCGAGGTCGTCGAGACGGTCGGAGCGGACGCGATCCTCGTCGTGTGGACGAAGCAGCGGCGGCGGAAGACCTCCGTCAGCATGACCTCGATCGGGAACGCGCTGACCGTCGCGGGCCTCATGCGGTGGATCGCGGACAAGGTCGAGGAGGAGGAAGAGGACGAAGACGAGGCCGAGGAGGAGGCCGAGGACTGAACGCGCCCGCGCGGTGCGCCGATCAAGGAACGCATGACAAGCGAGAAGCGGCAGCAGATTTCAGTCGTCGCGAACTGGTTTCAGGTCGCGACGATGGTGATCGGGTTCGGCGGCACGGTCTACGCGCTCGGCGCGAAGGGCGAGCAGCTAGAGGCCGCGCGGCGCGACATGGACAAGCTGGCGGCGACGGTCGCCGACCTCGCGCGCACCCAGACCGCGTCGGCGGCGACGAACGCCGCGACCGTGCGCGGGCTCGACGACATTCAAAGGCGGCTCGACGCGATCGAGCGCCGCATCGAACGGAGCGACAGATGAGCGATTGGCTGAAGGACAACAAGCACGCGGCGTTCCTCGCGGTGCTGACGGTGGCGGTGTTCGCGATCCTCGCGGCGATGCAGGGCTGCGACCTCCGCAGCAAGATCGTCGTCAAGGCTCCGAGCGATGTCCTCGCGGCGGTGGATGTGGACGAGCCGATGACGCTCGCCGAGGCCGAGGCTGCTTGGGAGGACTGGGCGCAGTGGGTAGACACGCGGACGCGCCAGTTTCAAAGGGCGATCAACGACGCGGAAGACCGCTACGCGCGCATCGAGGCGCTGATCGACCTCGGCATCGGCGCGGCGAACGAGGCGGCTGGCGGTGTCCCTGGCGGCGCGTTCCTCGTCGGCGGGCTGTCGTTGCTGACGGGGCTTGTGCTCAAGCGCCCTGGCGAGGACAAGCGGGTCGGCAAGGAGAAGGAAGACTCGTACAACGCGGGCCTTGAGGAGGGCAAGCGCCTGATCCTCGCCGCGATCAAGGGCGACAAGCCCGAGGAGCCGAAGGCATGAGCGCCCCTCAGGAGCCGTTCGGATGGAAGGACGAAAGCGCGGCGTACCAGTCGCGCCTCCTCCGCGAGGCCGACATCGCCGCGCGGATGGAGTTGCTCAGCCAGTTCGGGGTCTTCACGGTCTGGCACGACATGAAGGCCGCGCTTGAGCAGGGCGCTCAGGAGATTCGGCGCTTGCGCCGCCAGATCGAGGAGCTGACGAATGACGCGGCTTAGCGTTGCGATGGCTCGTCGTGAGCGAATGACGATCGTTCCCGCGCCGCTCGCGGAGTACGACCCGTCCGAAGACTCGCGGTGGATGGCTCTCCTGATCGCGCGCACCGCGCTCACCGCGCTTTTCGCGCTCGTAGTCATGGCCTACTGCCTTGGAGGTTAGATGAGCTGCTGTGACGGAACATCCGACGCGTCCTTCGTCCAGTACGACCTCACGCTCAAGCAGGGGGCGCGCGAGACGCTGACCATCATCGACGAGCGGAACTACAACGGCTTCTCGGCGCGCGCCCAGTTCCGCGAGTCGTTCACGCACACGGCGACGATCCTGTCGCTCACCTCCCCGTCGAACGGAATCACGATCTCGACGGCGGCGACGGTCACGACGGTCGTGATCGACATCAGCGCGACGGCGACGACCGCGCTGTCCGCGCCCGTGCGCGGGGTGTGGGACTTGGAGATGTTCGACCCGCTCGACACATCCGCGACGATCTCGCCTGTGCGCGGCGGGTTCGTCATCGTTCCCGAGGTGACGAAGTGAGCACGCTCACGATCACGCCGATCGTCCGCACCATGACGATCAGCCCGACCGTCAGGACGCTGACGATTCAGCGTAGCGGCGCGACCCCGACTGGCCCTGCGGGAGGCGACCTTGGGGGCGCGTACCCGTCGCCGATGGTCGACGGCATCCTTGGAGCGCCGATCGACGATGCCGCGATCGACGATCAGCGCATCCTCGTCTACCGCGAGGACTTGCCGCTCGGCGCTCGGTGGGAGTTCGAGGCCAAGCCATCGGGAACGGGAACCGTGACCGCGATCACGGCGGGCACGGGCCTGACGGGTGGCACGATCACGACGAACGGGACGATTGCGGCCGACTTCGGCACGGCGGCGGGAACCGTGTGCCAAGGCGACGACTCGCGCCTTTCGGACGCGCGTACGCCGACTGCGCACAAGTCGACGCACGCGCTGCTTGGAAGCGATCCGCTTTCGCCGACCGACATCGGAGCCGCCGACGCTCTGCACAGTCACGGCCAAATCAGCCCTGCGGGCACGATCGGCAGCACGGCGAACCTCCCGCTCATCACGCGCACGGGCGGCGAGATCGTCACTGGGCAGTTCGGCACCGCTGCAAACACCTTCTGCCAAGGCAACGACTTGAGGCTGTCCGACTCGCGCACTCCCACGGGCAGCGCGGGCGGCGATCTCACGGGCACCTACCCGAATCCCACGATCGCCAACGACGCGGTCACCTACGCCAAGATGCAGAATGTCTCGGCCACCGACCGCCTGCTCGGTCGGTCGAGCGCGGGCAGCGGCGATGTCGAGGAGATCGTCTGCACGGCGTACGCGCGCGGTCTTCTCGACGACGCGGACGCGGCGACGGCGCGCACGACGCTCGGGCTTGGGACGAGCGACACGCCCGTGTTCACGGCGGTGGAGTTCTCGCCGAACGGCGAGAAGATCGTGAACACGACCAACGGGCGCGTCGACATCATGCCCGCGCCGACATCGTCGAGCGCGTTCGGCTTCTACATTGATACGACGACCTACGGATTCGGCGTGAAGCTCGGAATCATCCGCTCGTCGGACGGCGTGCTGAACCCCGTTTCGCGCGCGATCCTCGTCGACTGTGCGTTGCTGATGGGCGACGGCGTCGACATCGGCGTCGGCAGCGCTCAGTGGTACACCATCTCGGCTCAGGGTTCGTCTCAGAAGGCGATGACGATCGGAGTCCTCACGGGCGACCAGAACGCCGGGTCGAGCGGCGCTCTCGTCGTGGTGCAGAACAACCAGCGTGGACAGGCGAACCGCATCCCGACCACCGACCACACGCACCCGACGCTCTATGTGTACGCGGCGGGCGCGGCGAACGCCGCCGACTATGTGCGCGTCTCGCATGACGCGACAGACGGAACGATCGAGGTCGGGAACGGCGACCTCAACCTCGTCTCCACGGGCGACATCAACAACAACGGCAACCGCATTCCGAAGGTGTTCAGCGGCACGACCGCGCCGAGCGCGGGCACTGGCACGGACGGCGACCTCTACTTCCAGTACTGAGCGACCAATGACGATCACGGTATCCCCTGCTTCGGTACGCTATGAAGACCACGGATGGCGCGTGAGCGTCGTCGAGGAGCGCGGCGCTCTCGTCTTCGCGGTCGAGTCGATCAACACGGGTTCGTTCGCGTTCGACTCGGGCACGAACCTCGACCAGCTCGCGGCGCTGATCGTGGCGGCGAAGGCAGACGCTCTCTCGCGCGGCATCAACTGGAGCGGCAACTGATGGCAGCACTGACCGACATCAGCGACCTCATCAACCGCGCATCGGGCGGCAACAGCGGCACGCCACAGAACCGCTTCTGGTTCAAGGCTGCGCGAATCGCGGGCGCTGCGCCGCCAGCGCTGATCGCGGGCCGCGCCGCGAGCCTGTGGCAGTACGACGGAATCCCAGGCGGCGGCGTGGCTCCGACCACGGTCGCGGCTCCCGACAACACGACGGCGGGCGCGCTGCCGTTCACCTCGGCGGGGGGTGGCCGTCAGTCGTGGATGACGCAAGCGTGGGCCACTGGTCTCAACGGCGGGACGCTCATCCTCTACGACCGCCTTCTCCACATCGGTGGACTCAGCGGGACGGTGGCGACCGCGCAGACCGTGGGCGGCACGCTGACCCGCAACACGGGCGGCGCGGGCAACTTCGTGTTCGCGGAGATTTACAGCCTCATCGGCACGACCGCTCGCACGATCACGATGTCGTACACGGATCAGGACGGCAACAATGGCCAGACCTCCACCGCTGTCGCGATCGGCGCTACGGGCTTCCGCGAGCAGACCCGCGCCATCTTCCTGACGCTTGCTGCGGGAGACACGGGAGTTCAGGCGGTCGCCGATGTGACGATCAACGCGACGACAGGCACGGCGGGGAACTTCGGGATCGTCGTCGGCAACCCGATCGGATACCTCCCCGTTGGCGGCGCGGGCGCGCCTGGGTGGCGCGACTATGTGACGGGGCTACCTGGCATTCCAGAGATCGAGTCGGGCGCGTGCCTTTCTCTACTCTGGGTTCCGATCACGACAGCCGCGCCCGAGCTCTTCGGCGGATACTCGATCGTGGAGGCGTGACCGATGGCGATCGCAGACCTCGCGACATACAAGGCGGCTCTCGGTCGACAGCGCGAGTTCTTTCCGATCACGATCTCGGGAGCGACTCTTTCCACGGGTCGAGCGTTCGACCAGTGGCGGCTTGCGCAGCCTATTGGCGCGCAGCCGACGACCGCAGTCGTTCCAGACAACGACACCCTTGGCGCGCTCGGGCAGCGCGACCCGAACCCAGGCTCGCAACTGAGCATCATCGGCGCTCGGTATTCGTCAGTGAACCCTGGCAACATCATCGTCGCCGACAGGCTGAGCCATCAGTCGGGACTCGACGCGAGCATCTCGACCGCGCAGACGACGAACCTCCCGACAGCCGCGCTCACGCGCTACACGGGCGGCGAGGGCGTGATGATCGGCCTGACGATCTACGGCATTCTCGGCACGGTCGCGCAGAGCGTGTCGGTCGAGTACACGAATCAGGCGGGAGTCGGCCTGAAGAACACGCCCGCCGTGCAGATAGGCGCGACCGCGTTCCGCGAGGTCGCCCGCATGATCATCCTCCCGCTTGAGAGCGGGGACACGGGAGTCCGAAGCGTCGAGTCGGTGACGCTCTCGGGCAGCACTGGGTCGATCGGAAACTTCGGCGTGACGCTGTTCAAGCCGCTCTACGCCATCTGCGTCTCGGATACGAGCGGAGTCCTGAGCGCGGCGGGCTTCATCACTGGCAACACGGCGGGCGGCATCGCCAAGATTGAGGACGGCGCGTGCCTGTTCCCTATCTCGATCATGGCGAGCACAAGCGCGACGGGCGCGGGCGCGATCCTGCTAGAGGAGAACTGAGATGGCACGACGGCTCCTCTTCGACGGCGCGCTGATCGAACTTGGGCTGCTTCCGCTTGAAGCGCCGCCGCCCGCAGGGACGCTCGCGTACATCAAGGTCGCGGGCGTGTGGGAGCTCGCGACGGTCTTCATCAAGGTGAGCGGCACATGGCAACCCGCGCAGCCGTTCTGGAAGGACGGCGGGGTCTGGAACTGAGCACAACGAGGAGATGCGAAATGAAACTGAACATCGGGGCAGGGGCCGACACCGAGGAAGGGTGGACGGCGTGGGACATCGCGGACGGCAACCTCGCGCAGCGCATCACGCTGCCCGACGCGTCCGTCGACGAGATTCGCGCGAGCCATGTGCTTGAGCACATCCCGCGCGCGGAGACGCTGCCGACGCTCAAGGAGTGGCGGCGCGTCCTGAAGCCAGGGGGGCGGCTCTTCGTCGCCGTGCCCGACTTCGACCGCATCGTGTCGGCCATGATCGAGGGGGCCGAGGACGCGAACATGGAGGCGTACATCATGGGGGGACAGACCGACGCGCACGACTTCCACCATGCGCTCTTCAACGAACAGAAGATGCGGCAGCTCCTCGACGCGGCGGGGTTCTCGCGCGTTGCGCTGTGCGGCAAGCAGGGCGAGTCGTGGAATTGCTCGCACCACTGGTGCAGCCTGAACATGGAGGCGTTCGCGTGAAGGCCGAAACCGTATCCATCGACTCGCTGTCGTTCGATCCCGCCAATGTCCGCAAGCACGGTGAGCGCAATCTCGCGACGATCAAGGCGAGCCTTCAGCGGTTCGGACAGCAGAAGCCGATCGTCGTCGACGCGAACGGCGTCGTCCGCGCGGGCAACGGCACGCTAGCCGCCGCCAAGGCGCTCGGGTGGAAGGAGATCGCAGTGGTGCGCTCGGCGCTCGCGGGCAGCGAGGCGACCGCCTACGCCATTGCGGACAATCGCACCGCAGAACTTGCGGAGTGGGAAGAGGACGCGCTCGCTGAGACGCTGTCGGCGCTCCAGTGCGAGGACGAGGCGCTGCTCGACGCGGCGGGCTTCGACGCTGCGGAGCTGTCTAAGATGATCGACGGCATGGCCGAGGTGACGGAGGACGAGGTTCCCGGGCCGCCTGCGGAGCCGATCACGAAGGCGGGCGACCTGTGGATTCTTGGCGAGCATCGGGTGTTGTGCGGCGACTCGACGAAGGCGGAAGACGTGGATCGGCTGATGGCGGGGGCGAAGGCTGGCATGATGGTGACCGATCCCCCGTATGGAGTGAAATACGACCCAGAAATGCGAACGACTGCCAAGTCGATCGGCAAGATTCAAAACGACGATCGAGCGTCATGGAGAGATGCATGGGCGTTATTTAGCGGAGATGTCGCGTATGTTTGGCACGCCTCGATGTTTACCTCTGTGGTGCTTGCGGATTTAGAAACAGTCGGGCTTTCCCATGTGTCGATGTTGATTTGGAAAAAACCATACGCAACATTCTCAAGGGCAAACTATCACTGGCAGCATGAACCGTGCTGGTATTGTGTTCGACCTTCTGGAAAAAGAAACTGGGTCGGCTCGCCGAAGGAGTCAACGGTCTGGGAGATGACGCAACCCAAAGACCCATACGGTCACAGCGGAGAAGACAAGACTCCACACCCCACGCAAAAACCAGTTGAGGCGATGGCTCGCCCGATGCGGAATCATGAGCATGAACTGATATACGACCCGTTCCTCGGCTCCGGCACTACGCTCATCGCCGCCGAGCAACTGGGACGCAAGTGCTACGGCATGGAGATCAGCCCCGCCTACTGCGATGTCATCGTGAAGCGGTGGGAGAACCTCACGGGAAGGAAGGCCGAACTTGCCAAGGGCTAAGATCGACATCGACCCGAAGCAGGTCGAGGACATGGCCTCGATTGGCTGCACCGTCGACGAGATGGCGACGATTCTGGGCTGCTCTGGGCGCACGCTGCAAAGGCGATTTGTCACCCCCATAGAAAGGGGACGCTCGCGACTAAACCGAAGCCTTCGCCGCAAGCAAGCGGAGATGGCGCTGAACGGGAATGTCACGATGCTGATCTGGCTGGGCAAGCAGTACCTCGGGCAGCGCGACAAGACCGATGCCGTGGTGCGCGAAGAGGTCGTGACGCTTGACCTCCTGCCGCACAAGCCCGAGCCGAGAGATGGATGAGGGTAGAAGTCCCGCCGATCCAAGGGCTGCTGCACCCGTCGCAGCGCGAGGTCTTCGACAGGCTCGCGCGGTTCTCCGTGCTTGAGATCGGTCGGCGGTGGGGCAAGACGACCTTCGGTCAGCTGCTCGGGATCAGAACTGCCACACATCGGCGGAAGTGTGGTTGGTTCGCTCCGACCTACAAGTACCTCGCCGAGCCAGTGCGGTACTTTGAGCGTGCGCTCGGCCCTGCGCTCAAGCGACACGACCGCATCGAGAAGCGCATGGAGGTCTACGGCGGCGGCGTGATCGACTTCTGGTCGCTTGAGGATGTCGACGCGGGCCGAGGCCGAGACTACGACCTGATCGTCGTGGACGAGGCGGGGTTCGTGCCGCACCTGTTGGAATGGTGGCGCAACGCGGCGCGACCGACGCTCGCCGACCGCAAGGGATCCGCGCTCTTCCTTGGCACGCCGAAGGGGACGGGCGACTTCCACCGCCTGTTCACGGAGGCGGAAGGTGACACGACTGGCACGATGCGGGCCTTTCGCATCGGGACGCGCCAGAATCCGCACATCGACCCCGACGAGGTCGAGGCCGCGCGGAGGTCGCTGCCGCCCGAGGTGTTTGCGCAGGAGTACGAGGGCGTGCCCGCTGAGGACGGCGGCAACCCGTTCGGCCTCGACGCGATCCGCGCGTGCATCGGGCCGATGTCGGTCGCCGCGCCCGCGCACTGGGGCGTTGACCTCGCGAAGAGCCAGGACTACACGGTGGCCGTCGCGCTCGACAAGGACGGCGCGGTGTGTCGCCTTGAGCGGTGGCAAGCGCCGTGGGCCGTGACGCGCGAGCGCCTCGCGCACATGATCGGTGCCGCGCCCGCGATGATCGACTCGACGGGCGTTGGCGACCCGATCGTCGAGGACTTGATGAAGGTGTGCCGCCGCGCGGTCGGCTTCAAGTTCACCTCGCAGTCGAAGCAGCAACTCATGGAGGGGCTGCAAGTCTCCATCCAGACCGCCGACATCCGCTTCCCCGAGGGGTGGCTGAGGTCGGAACTGGAGTCCTTCGGCTACCGATACTCGGGGAGAAGCGTCTCGTACGAGGCGACGGCGGGGCACGACGACGGCGTGTGCGCGCTCGCGCTTGCGGTGCATTCCCGACGATCGCGACCGCCGATGACGATGAGAGTCATATGAGCATCATCGACCGCATCAAGTCCATCCTCGGCAAGGCCGCGTACACGAACGACGACCCGCAGCGGTACGAGGTCGCGAGCACGGCGACTCTCATCGGGCGCGAGTATGTCCCGCCGCCGTTCGACTACCACCGCGCGGTCGTCGAGAACCGATCGTGGGTGTACGCCGCCGCGCGGCTCAACGCCATCGCGGTCGCCTCGCAGCCGCTTCGCCTCTATGTGCGCAACCGCTCGTCGGGCACGAAGGCATGGAACACGCGCAGGACGGGTCGCCGCACGAAGGCGTACCTGTCGGGCGACCTCGCGCAGCTCCCGTCGCGCTACGCGATGACGAAGGCAGCGGAGTACGGCGACGACTACGAGGTCGTCACGGACACGCATCCGCTCCTCACCCTTCTCGCGAAGGTCAACCCCTACCAGAACGGCTTCGACGCGACCGTCCTGCGCGTGCTGTACATGGAGCTGACGGGCAACGCGTACCTCCACCCCGTGCTCGACCCGACGCTGAATGTCCCCGTCGAGGTGTGGACGATGCCGAGCCAGTGGATGCGCATCGTTCCAGGGAACCCGCTGCGCGGAGAGGAACTCGTCAAGGGCTACGAGTACGGGCGCAACGACGCGCAGCGTCAGGACTTCGCGCCCGACGAGGTGGTCCACTTCAAGTACCCGAACCCGCGCGACATCTACTACGGGCTTGGCAAGGTCGAGGCGGCGTGGGGCGCGGTGACATCGAATGTCGCGCTCCATGAGATGGACTACCACTTCTTCGCGAACAAGTCGCGGCCCGACTACTTGCTCGTTAGCAAGGGCAACGCGTCCGACGAGGAACTGGAGCGTTTCACGGCACAGGTCGAGACGAAGCTGCGCGGCACGAACAAGACGGGCCGCTTCCTCGCGGTGACTGGCGAGGTCGACCTCAAGCCGCTCCAGTTCCCGCCGAAGGACTTGCAGGGCCGCGAGGAGATCGTCGAGGAGATCGCCGCCGTGTTCGGCGTGCCCGTCTCGATGCTCCGCGCAAACGATCCGAACCTTGCGTCGGCCACGGTCGGCTTCGCTTCGTGGAAGGAGACGACGATCCTCCCGCTCCTCCGCATGGACGAGGAGGTTCTGAATCAGCAGCTCCTCCCGCTGTTCGGCATCGAGGAGGACGCGTTCCTCGCGTACGACAACCCCGTTCGCGCCGACGAGGCGCAGGAGACGGCGAAGCGCACGACCTATGTGTCTGGCGGCATTCTTACGATCAACGAGGCGCGGCAGCAGGAGGGACTTGAGCCGCTGCCCGATCCGATGGCAGACCGCCCGCTCATCAACGGTCAGCCGCTCGGCGGCGCACCCGCCGCGCCGTCGCCGTTCGGCGGGCTGTTCGGCGCGTCCGCGCCCGCGCCCGCAGCGCAGCCAGTGGAGGCCGTCGAGGTCGAGGAGCCGACCGAAGAGCCGACCGTCGAGGCGAAGGCCGTCGAGACGAAGGACGCGATCGGCGACTGCGTCAGCGGCAAGATTCAGACGCTTCTCGCCGAGGGATACCCGCAGGATCAGGCAGTCGCGATCGCGTACTCGATGTGCCGCGAGGGCAAGAGCGCGGACGAGGTCATCGCGACGATGGAGCGCGACGAACTCGCGAAGGCCAAGGCGCTCGGCGACATCGACACCACGCCGCCCGCCGCCGTCGCGGAGAACGCGCGGCGCGCGCTCGATGTCCGCGAGTCGAAGCCCGAGAGTCAGCGCGGCATGACCGCCGTAGGACTCGCGCGGGCGCGCGACCTGGCGAACCGCCGCGAACTGTCGGAGGACACGATTCGCCGCATGGTCGCCTACTTCGACCGCCACCAGTCCGACAAGGAAGGCGAGACTTGGGACGAGCAGGGCAAGGGGTGGCAAGCGTGGAACGGGTGGGGCGGCGACGAGGGCTACGCGTGGGCGCGGCGCAAGGTCGAGGAGTTCGACCGCGCGCGTGAGAAGAAGTCTTGCGGTTGTGGCTGCAAATCTGCACGCAGGATTTCCCAGAAGGCGATGTGGGAGTCGGCTGTATCCACTGGGATACACCGCAAGAACGCCGAGAGCGAGGGCCGCGAGATCAACGACGCAGAGCGCACGATGGCCGCGTCCGTCTCGCGCGTGTTCGATGATCAGGTGAAGGCCGTGCTCGACGAACTGGCGAAGGCGGGCACGCCGTCGCGCGAGCTGATCGTCCGCGCCGAGGCGCTGCTTCGGTCGCGCCAGTACCAGCGGGCGCTCGTCGACGCGCTCGCGCCGTACCTCCGTGACGCGATCTCGGTCGGCGTAGACCTTGGCATCGACACGGTCGCCAAGGTCGCGACGACCGTGGACTTCGATGTCGAGCGATCCGACCTCCGCGCGTACGCCGAGACGGAGTCGGTGCGCCTCGCGCGCCGCACCGCGTCGGGCGTGGCCGAGCAGACCGCCGTCCGCGTGCGCGAGGTGCTCGGGGACGGGCTAGAGAAGGGCGAGACGGTCGACGAACTGGCGACCCGCGTGCAGACTTGGGCGGAATCGCAGAAGGATCAGGACGGGTCGTGGTCGCGCGCGCGCACGGTCGCGCGCACGGAGGCGCAGCGCGCCGCACGCACCGCCGAGGTCGACGCGTGGACGGCGACGGGATTGGTGCAGGGCAAGACTTGGTTGCTCGCGCCCGATCCGTGCGAGTTCTGTGAGGCCGCGAGCAAGGCATACAGCGCGAAGTCGATCGGCCTCGGCGACTCGTTCTACGCGCGCGGCGAGTTGCTGAAGGGCGCGGACGGCGGCGAGATGGTGCTCGATTACGAGGACATCAAGGGGCCGCCGCTGCATCCGAACTGCCGCTGCTCGATGCAGCCCGTGCTTTCCGACGCGCTTGAGCGCGAAATACGCGAGATCGAGGAGTCGGGCGACATCGAGGCCGAGCGCCGCCGCATCAACCTTGAGGCAGGAATCCAATGAGCATCACCGAGACGATCGTCCGCAAGGCGCTCCCCGCCGAACTCCGCGCCACGCCGAAGGGCTTTACGGCCGTCATCACCGCCGAGACGCTCGACCGCGACGGCGAGGTGCTGATCCCGCAGGGCATGAACGCGACCGAGTTTGAGCGCAACCCGATCCTCTTCTGGAACCACGACTACGCACAGCCCGTGGGCAAGTGCAACGGCCTGAAGCGCAAGGACACGACGATCGTCGGCGACTTCACATTCGCGCAGCGGCCAGACGGCTACGGCGGCGAGTTCTTCCCCGAGGTCGCCGCCGCGCTCGTCGGGCAGGGCGTTGTCTCTGGCGTGTCGGTCGGGTATGTGCCAGAGGACGGCGGCACGCGCCGCGCGAGCGAGGTCGACCGCAAGAAGTACGGCGACCGCGCGCACACGATCTACTCGCGGTGGAAGTTGCTTGAGGTCAGCCTCGCGCCGCTCCAGTCGAACCCCGACGCGCTCATCACCGCCGTGAAGAAGGGCATCGTGTCGCCCGTCGCCGCCAAGCGGTTCTTCGGCATCGAGGCTCCGAAGCGCGTGGTCGTGACCGTGAGCATTCCCGCGCCCTCAACCGAGGTGAAGCGCGCGCCGATCAACATCGACGGGATCGTTCGCCGCGAGGTCGCTCGACGGCGAGGCGCGATCTACATCGACTGACCTGGCTTGCTCGACGGCATGGGCCTACAGAGGAGCCTTGGGCTGAGAAGAGACGCGCGGTTCCCGCAGGACTTTTCACATGAAGACCATGAACACCGCCGACTTCCGCAGCGCCCTTGAGCGCGCGGGTCGGATCAAGGGTGAGCCTGGGGTCGTTGCCCAGAAGAAGCTGATCCTTGAGAACTACATGATCGTGGACGAGGCTGGCATGGCCGTCGATCCCGACTCGCTTGACATCGTGATTACCGCCGCCGCTCCCGCAGTGGAGCAGGACATGGCGAAGGAGGACGAGATGACCGAAGAGAAGATCGCGAGTGCGGTGAAGTCCGCTCTCGCCGACATCGTCAACACCAAGGCCGTCGCCGCGCAGCCGCGCGTCGAGGCTCCCCGCGCGTACGGCAAGCTGAAGTCGTTCAAGAACGACCGCGAAGGCGAGTCGCGCGCCTACCGCTTCGGTCGATTCTGCGCCGCAGCGATGGGACACACCAAGTCCGTCGAGTGGTGCAAGACCAACGGCATCCAGCTCGTCCGCGAGAAGGCCCATGTCGAGGGCGTGAACTCGGCGGGCGGCTTCCTCGTCCCCGAGGAGATGGACAGCGAGCTCGTCATCCTCCGCGAGGAGTACGGCGTGTTCCGCCGCGAGGCTCGGGTCATCCCGATGTCGAGCGATGTCCGCAATGTGAACAAGCGCCGCGCGGGCCTGACGGCGTACTGGGTCGGCGAGGGTTCGCCGATCACGAAGTCGCAGTCGACCTTCGGCCAGAACAAGCTCGTCGCCAAGAAGCTCGCCGTTCTCACCGAGATCAGCAGCGAACTGAACGAGGATAGCCTCGTCAACCTCGGCGACGACGCTGCGGACGAGATCGCTCAGGCGCTCGCGTTCGCCGAGGACAACGCGGGATTCAACGGCGACGGCACTGGCGCGTACGGCGGCATCGTCGGCCTCGCGAACGCGCTCACGGACGCGACCTATCAGGTCGCCGACATGGGTTCGGTCACGACCTACGCGGGCGTTGCGCTCGCCGACCTGATCGCGGCGTTCCGCAAGCTCCCCGCTTGGGCCTCGACGCGGAACAACATCAAGATCTACACCAACAAGCAGGCGTGGCACGGCGTGTTCGAGCGCCTCGCGGCTGCGGGTGGCGGAAACACGATGGTGACGCTGTCGCAGGGTCTGCGCGAGCCGACCTTCCTCGGCTACCCCGTCGTGTGGGCGCAGTCGATCCCAGTCTCCGAGACGGGCGGCGCGACCTTCGCGTATGTCGGCGACCTCCGTCTCGCCGCGTACTTCGGCGACCGCCGTCAGACTGCGGTCGATTTCAGCAACTCGGGCGGCGACGCTTGGGAGAACGACCTCATCGCGGTTCGCGCGACCGAGCGTCTCGACATCAACCTCGCGAACATCGGCAGCGCCTCTGAGTACGGCGCGATCGTCAAGCTCACCCTCTGACCGAACGCGGGGGCGGGGTAGCGATACCCCGCCCCACGCGATGGAGAAACGACCATGCGCCAGAACTCTTCCTTCATCCTCGCGACCACGGGCACGGCCACCGCGTCCCAGGTCACCGCGAGCATCGACACCAAGGGCTACGCGTTCGCGCGCGTCCTCTGCCTCGGGCTGACCAATGTCGGCCTGAACACGACCGTGACGAACAACAAGATCGAGCACTCGGACGACAACGCGACCTGGGTCGCGATCGACGGCGCGTCGGCGGGCACGGGCTACACGCCTGCGACCACGACCGTCGCGACGAGCCTCGCCAAGATCGTCGCGGACATCGACCTGATCGGCAAGAAGCGCTACCTGAAGGTGACCTTCACGCCGAGCGCGGGCACGGTCTGCGCGATCGCCGCCGACCTTGGCCTTCCGACCGACGACAAGTCGACGGCGGCGGCTGTCGGCTCGGCGTTCTACGCGGCCACCTGACGGGCACACGCCTTTCGCATCTGGCGGCTCCAGTGCTTCGCGCACTGGGGCCGCTGTGCGTTGTACGATCCGTCCGTCCGATGAAACGGACATGGCCCCACGGGCGAAAGGAGATGCGGAATGGCAGATGCGGATGTATTGAGGAACGACATTCTTGCGCGGGCGATCAGCGGCGAGGAGGTCAACGCGGCCAAGGAGTACTTGGCCGACTTTCAGTACGCGCGGTTCGATGTCCCAGATTTCGACGCGGCTTGCGAGATGTACAAGGAAGGGACGGGCAGCGCGGAGGACGCGATCCTCTCGCGCGGCGCGTACCGCTCGATCTGGAACCGCGAGAAGCTCGCCAAGGTGCTTGCCCTCGCGGGGTGGGACATCGTCGGCGGCGCGACGGGAACCAGTTGGTGCGACGGCGCGGGGTGGCTCTCGGTTATCGCTCGGCGCGTCGAGCGGCCCGTGCCGACGCTGCCGATGTCCGATGTCGAGGCGATCATGTCCCTGCCGCGCATCGCGTGGACGGAGACGATGGGCGCGACGACCCTTGCCTGCGCCCGGTTGGGCATCGACTTCACGAAGGCGACGGGCGTGTTCTGGGGGCAGTGCCTTCAGCGCATGATGGAGCGCGTTGTCGCGAACGAGAAGCGCAAGTACATCCTGACGATCGACTTCGATTCGGTCTTCGACCACAACGACATCGTGCGGATGTGGCAGATCATGGAGACGAACCCGAGCGTCGACGCGCTGTTCCCGCTCCAGATCGGGCGCGACCGCGAGACGGTGCTGCTGTCGATGACCGACAAGGAGGGGAAGCGCATCCGCCAGATTCCCGCCGAGGTCTTCCGTCAGGAGGTCGTCGACTGCGAGACGGGGCACTTCGGCCTGTCGCTGATCCGCACGGACGCGCTGCGGCGGATGCCAAAGCCGTGGTTCCTCGGGTCGCCGAACGACTCGGGCGAGTGGGGCGACGGCAGGGTCGACGACGACATCCACTTCTGGAAGGCGCTCCGCGCGGCGGGCGGTCGGATCGCTTGCACGCCGCGCGTGCGGATCGGTCACCTCCAGTTGGTCGTGACTTGGCCCGACGAGAACCTCCGCAGCAAGCACCAGTACACCAGTGTCTACAACGACGAGGGGAGGCCGAGCGAATGCGCGAGCTACTGATCGTGCGGCGCAACTGCGCCGTGTGGGAGGACGGGTTCGGGCGGCGTGACTACCGACCTGGCGCGATCATCAGCGTCGAGGAGACTTGGGCGCGCAAGCTGCTTGAGTCGGGCAGCGCGGAGCGGCTCGTTCAGCCCGCGCCGCTGTTCGACGCGACCGCGACCGAACAGCCCGCCGTGCCGAAGAGAAGGGCAAGACCCAATGGCTAGCACACTCGCCCACGCATCGCTCTCCGACGCGAAGGCGTTCTTGGGGGTCACCTCCCAGGACACCGACGCGATCCTTGATTCATGCCTCGACCGCGCGTCCGCGTGGGTCGACCGCTACTGCGGGAGGGTCTTCGTCTCGCAGCGGTACTACGAGGTCAAGGACGGCGGCGGCGAGCGGCTCGTCCTCCGCAATCAGCCCGTGACTCAGGTCGCGTTCGTCGGTGTCGCCCGCGACATCATGCTGACCGTGAAGAGCACGAACACGACCGATGTGATCGCGACTGCGTCCGTCCTCGACGGGTCGCTGAAGCTGCGGCGGATGGATGTCTCGGGGATCGTCTGGGACAACTCGCTATCGCTTGACACCTACCCGACCTCGGCGCTGCTCGCGGCGGCGGCGAACGGCGTGGCGGGCTTCAGCGCCACGGCGGGCGTGGCCGCGCCGAGCCGCTACCTCGCCCGCGCGGCGGGCGTGGACACGCGACAGGCGGGCGCGGCGCTCCTCGGGTACACGGAGGCGATCGGCGACTGGCATCTCGACGAGGAGCGCGGCATCGTCTACGGGCGGTCGCTCGACCAGTACCAGAGCGTCCTCGTCGACTACACGGGCGGCTACACGACGATCCCTGCGGATGTCGTGCAGGGCACGCTCATGGTGTGCGGCCAGTTCTTCCGCGCGCGCACGCGCGATTCGTCGGTCGCGTCAGAGTCGCTCGGCGGGTACTCATACTCGCTGCGCTCGGGCGACGAGACGGGCCGCGAGATCGAGACGCTCCTCGGCCCGTATCGGAGGCTTCGGTGAGCATCGGCGGCCTCGTCGCGCGGTTCGGCCGGCGGCTGTGGGTCTACCGACCCACGGTCGGCGTTGCGTCCGATGGCGAGGTCACGCGCACCTACGCGGCGGTCTGCTGCGTCAAGGGCTTCGTGCAGCCGACCACGCAGACGAGCGATGTCGCGCAGGGGCGCATGGACGGGCGCACCTCGTGCACGATCTACATCGAGGGCGCGGTCGATGTCCGCATCGACGACGAGATTCGGGACAGCCTCGCGACGACGGCGCGGAACTACCGCGTCGTCGGGTCGGTGAACCCTGGCGAACTCGGGCTGACCCAAGCCGCGCCGCACTTGAGCATGACCGCCGTCGATGCCGTCGAGGTGCTGTCGTGAGCGATGTTCAGGTCGACATCGACGACGAGGCGATTCGCCGCCGCGTCAAGCGCGGGATCGTGAACGGGCTGCTTTCGGTGCAGCTCGTCATCTCGCGGCTGCTGCGTTCGGAACTGTCGCGCGCGGGCGGCGGTCGCCGCTACCGCGTGGCGCGCGGGCGACGGAACGGGCGCAACCTCCGCGCGCAGGGCATCCATGTTGCCTCGGCTGCGGGCGCGCCGCCCGCCGTCGACACGGGCCGACTGCGCCAGTCGTGGGCGCTCGCGGGCAATGCCGACCGCACATTCGGACGCAAGGGCAGCAAGACGACGCAGACGCTCGCCGCCATCGAGGTCGAGGACACTGGCGACCGCGTCGGGTTCTCGTACGGTTCGAACCTGAAGTACGCGCGGTTCCTTGAGTTCGGCACGCGGCGGATCAGGCCGCGCCCGTATGTGCGCCCTGTCTTCGATGCCGTGTCCAAGCGGGCCGAGCGCATCATCGGGACAGCCGCGCAGGAGGAGATCGACAAGCCATGAAGGGCATCTTCGACAGCCTCCGCGCGCGGATCAACGCGAGCACCGCGCTCCTCACGGCGTGCGGCTACCGCATCTACCTCGACGAGGCTCCCGCGAACACGCCGACCCCGCTCGTCGTCTACTCGTCCGTCTCGGCGCTCGTCGAGCCGCACTTCGGCAACCAGAAGCGGTACACGCTGGATGTCGACTTCCTGATCGTCTACACGAACGCGGGCAACACCGCGATCTGGACGATCGCGCAGGAACTGGAGACGGCGATGGCGACTCCGATCGCGGCGGTGTCGGGATCGGGCATCGACCGCGTGACCGCCGTCAAGGTCGCGGGCGGCGTGCCGTCATTCGATGACGACGCTTGGACGATGACGGAACGGTACAGGCTCACCGCTTGGGACATCTGAGGGCTTCCACATGGCTACCACCTACATCATCGGAAACGACGGCGATGTCTCGCTCGGAACGGGCATCACGAACAAGATCAAGGTTCGCACCTTTGCGGCGACCCTCGCGCGCAGCGAAAGCGACCTGACGGGCTTCGGCGACAGCGGTCGCCGCCGCCGTCTCGGGATGCTCGACCTGACGGGCAGCTTCACGGGATCGCTCGAGGTCAACGACGCGGGCACGACGAGCACCGCCGTGATGTTCAATCAGGTGGGCACGACCGAGATCGTCCTCGGCCTCTTTGACGGCACGGCGACGAACGACTGCCGCATCGCGGCGAACTGCATCGTGAACAACTACGCCTTCGCGTCCGACAAGACGGGCGATGTCACGATCACGGCGAACTTCGCGAATGCGGACGGCGCTGCGCCCGTCGTGACCTGGCTTGTCTGATGCACCAAGCGGTTGGACTCTTCGGCCCGAGCGAAAGCGACTGGCTCGTCACGCTCGTCCTGCGCGACGGCACGGTCAGGACGCGCCGCGTCTCGCCAGGGACGGTCAGCGAGGAGCAC